GGATAATACGGTAAGATGTTTAGCATATTGCCTCCTAGAAGGGCTTTCGCCCTTTTCTTAAAATGGAATGTCACTTTCAATGTCTTCAGGTTTGTTAGCTTGAACTGGCTCACTAACATACGGCTCACTAAATGAAAAGCTAAAGAACTTGCCAGCTTTGCCTTCTTTTAACCAGGCTGACATACGCATCTCTTTCCCGTTGATCATGCAGTTACCTGTGTAGTCAGGATGTGTTTCTTTTTCTTTGCGGTTGTTCTTAAAAAGACTGCCGCTGTTATCTCGTTGCTCGTATTGTGCCATGTTAGTTCCCTTTTTGATATTTCTTAAATGTTGATCGTGTCTTGCTATCTAATAAGCCCCACATGACTAACTTTTGGTCATTGTCTAGTGAATCCCATGTTACTTTGGCCTCTTGCGGATTGCCGTCAGCTACAAACGCTGTAAATGAATCAGCCAGCTCATGCAATATATCCATTTCTTCTTTGCTAAATTCTGGTTGCTTTAGCTCAAGTTCAGGCTTTTTTGCTGGTGTGCCTGTGTCCGTTCCTGTAACAGCGTCTAAGACATCATGCTCTACAATTTCCATCGCTGAAACCCACAAGTATCTGCGCTGGTATGTTTCCACAGCACCCACATTCTGCACCTCATGGCAGCCTTTTAACGCTGCGCTACCCATAGGGCTAGTAATTGTTATTTGTGAGCCATCATCTATGTCAGTGATGGTTAGTGTTGCTAGGTCGGCTGTAAAGCTAACTGTGCCACACAAACCTAAGCTCCAAAAGATTGTGTTGATTGTAGGTAAGAAGTCACCAAGTTCAAAGTATCTATAACCAGCAAACTTGTTATGACCAGACTTGTTAAGCTTGGTGTTTTGTAGCTGGACTCTAGCGTCCATAAGCTTTTTGTATACATTACTCATCTATTGCCTCCATGTTTGCTACTAAAATTAAGTTAAGCTCGTTATACAAGCCCAATGCTCGGATTAAAGGTAATACATCTACACCCAAAAACAAAGCTGATTTAGTTTCTGCTCTAGGCTCTGTCAAAGCTTCCAAATCACCAAAGTAAGCGTAGGTTGGTTGCTCGTAATCGTATTCAACTTCTAAAGTAACACCGTCTTCCAATTGCAAATGCGTAATCATTTCCATGCCTCCAATATGACCCAAGAATGGCCGTGTTTAATTGCTTTTAATTTGCCTTGTGAGCATAAATATCTCACCCAGCGACCTGACTTGCCCATCTGTGTTGCGATTTCGTCTACTGTGTAAATCGTCACTACCTTCTCCTGTTCCAAAATTGGAATTATACATCAATCTCTTGTATTGCAAAAGCTATTTGTTCCACAGCAGATTGTTTTATTATTTTGAGGATTGCCACATATTAAACATACATTTGGTGATCCAAGTAAAGAGCTGTATTGAATGTCTGATGGATAATCAACCCATTCTTGCATGGCCAACTCGTCCATCACTTCAGCCTGGTATTGTTGCTGGCTCATATACAAAGTCCTCCTCGTTAAGACCGTCTGCAAAACTCTCAAACAAATCGCCATAGTTATCTAAAATGTAATCCTCGTTATGGTAGCCCTCACCTAAGCACCAGTTCCAAAACGCAGCCTCATGCTTTTCTTCTGTAGCTTCCCAATCAATGTTTTTAGGAAATGTCATATTAGGCCACCAATAACAAGTATAAGAAAATTGATAATAAGACTACACCAACAAAGCAAATGCCTTCTATCCATGGTGTAAGGTCTGCTTTAGGTTTGTAATTTTTGTAATCAGTCATTTGTCCATCCTTTTGAAGTGTTATAAGCAGCTACAGCATTATCATTTGCACGAAGTTGCTCAGGTGTAAATTGGCTCATGTAATTAGCTAAATGGCGTTTGATAACTACATCGTAAACAGAACGAGTTACATCTTTAACAGATTGTGCATCTAAACCAATTAAAAGATTTTCTGCGTCATCTTGTTTTTCTAAAGACTTAACAACAATGTCATCGGGAATCATAACCTTTGATTGACCTTCTAATAATTCCCAGTACACATCAAATGTTTTGCCTCGTAGATGTGGGTTTGAGCTGTAAATAATTGCTGTATCTAAATTCATGTTAATCTCCTATTGCGTTGTAGATGTGTCTATTATATTCCAGTCTTGGAAGCTGTCAAGCGTTATTTAATACTATTTACTTATAAACAGCTAACTAATCATAAGTAAAAGTTATTGGACTTTTAGGGGTATTTGTGCTAGACTGTTGGTAGTGGTATGATTAATGGCCTGGACTAGAGGTCGCAATTAATGATGCCTCTGGTGTCAAGGGTTGTTATTTAGGTGCTAGTCCCACCTAGGTAGCAGCCCTTTTTTTTGGAGTAAAAAAATGCACTATTACCAATTTAACATTGGCGATTATTATAGTCATACAAAACATTTATCACCTATTGAGGATATTTGTTATCGCAGATTACTGGACTATTATTATTTACACGAAAAACCATTAACTAACGATATTGCAAAATTAGCTAGATTACTAATGTTAAATGAATATCAAGTGGAATTAATGACTGTGCTTGATGAATTTTTTGTTGTAGTTACTGAAGGCTTTATAAATCCTAGAGCAGACAAAGAAATTGAGCAATATCAATCATTTAGCGAGGCTGGTAAGCGTGGGGCTGCTAAGAGGTGGTCAAAGGGTGGTGATAGCGAGGTTATAGGGGGGCTATCAGGGGGTGTATCAGAGGCTAATGCTAACCATAAACCAATAACCACTAACCATAAACCATTAACCAGTAAACATAAAACAAATAACAAGCTTGATTATGAATTGGGTTATGGCTGGATTAATTATGAGGCTTTCCTAGAAAAAGCTGAAGTTGACTTCCCTTATGTTGACATTTTAAAAGAGTTTGATAAAGCTGGTGCTTGGATTAAAGAAAAACCAAGTCAAAGGCAAAAAACTGATTACAACAGATTTATGCTCAATTGGATTAAACGAGTAGCCGAAGTGACGCCAAACCCTAATGACATATTTTTGGGGGCTATATGATAAACAATCTATTAGGTCGCTTAAACAAAGTTAAGTCTACTGGCCGTAACTCTTACCTAGCGTGTTGCCCAGCTCACGATGACAGAAGCCCCAGCCTATCCATTAAAGAAGAGGCAGACGGCCACATACTATTACATTGCTTTGCAGGGTGCAGCGCTATTGATGTTGTCGGGGCAATAGGTGTTGACATTGGCGACTTGTTTCCAGAGCAGGTGCATCACAAAGCACCAGTTAAAAAGAAGTTTTACGCCACAGACATCTTAGAAGCTATCAAGTATGAGTCGCAAATCGTTCTCCTAGCAGCGTTTGAGCTAAAGAAAAATAAACCGCTTGACGAAACTGACTTACAGCGTTTACAGTTAGCTTACGAAAGAATTAGAGAGGCGGTAGATTATGAGTAACCTAGAAAGAGGCGCTACAGCTTTAGACGAGGCTAGGCGCAAACGAGCAAGCATGATGTTGCCAAAGGTTGACTTTGAAGGCTTTATGAAAGCCAGGGAAGAAGACAAGGCTAATGTTAAGTCAGCAAGCCAGTATCAGTCAGAGGTTGTAGACTACTTTTACAAAGACGAGCAGATGCAAGGCGTTAAGTTGCCTTGGGAAAAGACCTTTGACCAGTTTAGGTTGCGTCTAGGTGAGGTAAGTCTGTGGTCAGGTATAAACGGCCATGGTAAGAGTCAGCTAGTGGGACAAGTGATTAACTCTATCGTGCAACAGGATTTTAAGGTCTGTGTGGCCTCGTTTGAGATGCACCCATACTCAACCCTACAGCGTATGACTAGACAAGCCACAGGGACAGAGAAACCGACAGAGAAGTTTATCGGTGAATACTTTACATTCTTAGATAACAGGTTGTATATGTATGACCAGCAAGGGACTGTAAACGGTGAGCGTGTAATTGCTGTTTTGTATTATGTGGCTGAAACGCTAGGTGTGCAGCATTTTGTGATTGACAGCTTAATGAAGTGCGGTGTAAGGTCTGATGACATGAACGCTCAAAAGGAGTTCTTGGATAAGCTTTGTGCAGCTGCTAGGGATTTGAATGTCCATGTGCATTTAATTGCTCACAGCCGCAAAGGTGAGGATGAGTTTAGCCCACCTAATAAAATGGATGTAGCTGGCTCGGCAGACATTACCAACCAAGTAGACAATGTTATGACCGTCTGGCGTAATAAGCGTAAAGAGAAGGCTGTAAGAAATGGGAAGGCAAAAGAGGAAGAGTTAAACGCACCTGATTGCTTGTTGATATGCGATAAGCAGCGTCATGGTGAATGGGAAGGCGAAATTGCATTGTGGTTTGATGCACCGTCTATGCGATACAAGGGAAGCCAACACGAAAAAGTGTGGCAGTTAAAATTTTAGGAGATTGATATGCCATGTAATCAAAACTGTAATCAAGGCCGTTGCAACTGTGACCGTAGTGCTGATAGGGCCGTAGTAATTATAAGCACTTTAATCTTAATAGCGGTTGTTTCTATGGGTTGGGGAGTATGGAAGCTTTTTAATGGAAGCAACGCACAAGATTGTGCTGTAGAAGTGCAGTTTAGTAATGGTGTTAAAGCTACTTACCTTGGGACTAGCGTATGATATATCACTTTTTTCACTTTAATTCGGTCTAATCAAGTCTGTATAAGGGTTTCAGAGGAATTGATGCGCATTGTCTGCGAATGTTTAAGTTTAATTTTATGCGGAAGTCTACACTTTTAGTTTAGTTTTGAACTATTTGTGTAAACCATAGGATACAGATATGAAATTTAGTGAAACAGAGTTTTACAAGCATTTTGGCAACAATGCTGAAGAATGGAAAGTTGTAACCAATGATGGCAAGGTTTACATTGGTAAAGGTTGGAAAAAAGAATACGAAGATTCAAATTACAAGGAGGCAACACTATATGTTGCAGAAAAGCCAACCGAAAGTCTGTCAATTGTGCGGTCAAAGTCAAAGACGGTCATTACCCCAAAATTCAAGACTGCATAAGCTGTTTCAACTAATGGCTGAAAGCTTGAAAGGTAAAGATGGGTTACACCATCCGCACCAGTGGTGGAAAGTGATGGCCAAAGACCAGTGGCTAGGCTACAATGAATTTACAGCACCTGATGGTCGTACAATATATGCTTTAAAGTCTACTGCTGATTTAAGCGTAGAAGAACTTAATAATTTTATGAATGAAGTTGAACGATACTGCGCTGTGCGTGGTGTTTATTTACAGGATTGATATGAAAGTTTTAATAGCTTGTGAGTTTAGTGGCACAGTAAGAGAAGCGTTTGCAAAATTAGGGCATGATGCTTGGTCGTGTGATATTGAGCCAACAGAATTGCCTGGGCAACATTACCAAGGCGATGTAATGGATATATTGGCAGACGGATGGGATTTAATGATAGCTCACCCACCATGCACACATTTAGCTGTAAGCGGTGCTAGGCATTTTGAGCAAAAGCGTAAAGACGGTAGGCAGCAACATGGTATAAACTTTTTTATGCAAATGATTAATGCTCCAATACCTAAAATAGCTGTAGAAAATCCTATTTGCATTATGTCATCTATATATAAAAAACCTAGTCAAATTATACAGCCATGGCAGTTTGGACATGAAGCGCAAAAAACAACTTGTTTATGGCTTAAAAATTTACCTAATTTAAAACATACAAATATAGTTGGTAAAGGTGATTTCTATACAACGCCAACAGGCAAAAAGATGCCATCTTGGATGAGCGACCCAGTAGGTGCTGATGGTAAAAAGTTGGCTTACGGTTCAGATGCAATTAAAAAAGTAAGGAATAAAACATTTCAAGGTATTGCTGACGCTATGGCAAATCAATGGGGAAACATATAATGGCAAACCCAAACAATTTAGAAAAAGCTCACAAACTAAAAGAAGAAAGCAGAGCTTTAAATTTGGCGGTAGTGTATTTACATTTAAAAGATGAGCCATCTGTTGCAGTAAATCTTGCTATAAAAATGAATTTAACGCCAGCTATTATTACGGAATACTGTAAACATCTTGAAGCTGAAGGCTATTTGTGGTCTGAATTTATATCAGAAGGAAGAGCTAGGTCAAAGTTGTATCACACAACAGAAAAAGATAACTTCCCATGGCCTAAGCAATGTAAAGATTTAACAAATTTAAAAAGAGCATACTTTGACGCTAATTATCCTGGAATACACCAAGCATTAAAAGATGCAATTTATGAAGGCCGTATTAGCCCCGATATTATTAGGTCACACAAAGAGTTGGACACAGACCACTGGGTAATACCTAAGAAAGACAACTCAAAATATAAAGCTAACTTTCAATCAAGCTTAGGCGGTGAATACAGTGCCTAATTACAGAAACAAGAAACTGCTAGAGCTATGCCGTGAAATACCTTGTCAATCATGTGGCGCTATGGACGGCACAGTATGTGCAGCACACTCTAACCAATTGCGTGATGGTAAAGGCACAGGAATTAAGGCCAGCGATGCTATGGTGGCTGCTATGTGCGCTAGATGCCATTTTGAGCTGGACAACGGGATGGCGTTAAACAAGCAAGACCGTAGAGATATGTGGGATTTGGCTCACAGGATGACCATGCAATACTTTATTGAGCATGATATGCTGGTGGTCAAATGATTAAACTTACACTGCCATGGCCTCCAAGCACAAACCACTCACACCACTACGGAGGCAAGCGTAAGTTCTTAAGCAAGCCTACACAAAAGTTTAGAGAGGCTGTGCAAGACATAGTTGTAGACGCTAAAGCTAAGATAGAGGGAAGGCTGGCGGTATTCTATGCTTTCTACCCACCAGACCGTAGGCGCAGGGATATAGCTAACTACGAAAAGCAAGCCACAGATGCACTACAGGCTGCTGGTGTGTTCTTAGACGATGAGCAGATAGACTTCATTTGGCTAGTGCGTAGGCACATAATCAAGGGCGGTATGTGCAAGGTTGTCATTGTGCCATACACAGAGGTACACCAAATGCTAGAAAAATACGAGGATTACATTTAATGGAACTAGGTCGAGTTATATATTATTTAGATATGTGGAGAGCATATATGAAAACAGATAACAACAAGCTAGGCTACAAGTCTAAATCATCTGGCTTTCATACAGGTGGTGTACATTCGTTTGATGACATAGCTGACGAGGTAGACAACCATAGCGTAAGAGTGGTGGATAAGGTGATAGACGATTTGCCAGCCTTTCAGCGTAATGCTATCTATGTAATCTATCTTGGCCAAAAGACTATGATGGATATGAAGGTATTAGACCGTTATTACGACAATGCAATGGCCATGTTGCAGCAAAAACTAACAGAAAAAAACCTATATTAAATACTACTTGACAAACAGTTAAATTTGTGGTAATATACGCCTGCAGGTATAGTTGCGTCTATATGATTCATATACCAAGCATTTAACCTAATCTCCGTTGGGTTCGGACTCTCCTAAAGACA